CGGAAAGCAACCAACAAAGTACACCGACAGGGTGTCGATCACGACCTAGAGCGCGTCTATGGAACTCGGCGCATCGGCGTTGTTATTACGGATGTTATCACCTCCGACCAGTACATAAACCCTAATGGCCTTGCGCTCCCCTCCAATACAATACGCTCTGACGGTATCTTCGATGGCAGGGCAAACCACGACCTGAACGGTCAGTACTTGCTTTATTACGAGGGGCCATTATGTGTATCTGGCCGGTTAAATGCTGCGTTCCAAAATACCTTGGCAGACGCGAATTTTCAGGTTAACGAGAAGGATTATACCGACGCCAGCCTAAAATCCAGTAGTCGGCAAGCCTTCCCTGCTGCCTATGAATTATCCCTAAACGGCGGCGTCCGGCACTCTATTAGTGATTCTATTGGCCTTGGCGGGCCTGAAAATAAATTTGCACACCAAGTATCAGCAACGTGCGCATTCGCCCTCAATATTAAGAAGGAGATCACCTACAGCGGTATTCCGGAGGCTACTTTTGATGTAACGGGGAACCTTTTATTTTGGCCATCCGCTGGCGATACGGTAGACAATTCTGCTACATGGACGGGGCGCGCCGATAACCCAGGGCTTCAGCTTCTCGATTATATGCTAGACATTGACTTTGGTTTCGGCGTATCGGTTGCAGAGATTGAATTAAGCACCTTTGATTTAATGGCTGAGATCGGGAATACCCCTGTCGGAACCATTAAAACAGAAACGTCCTTCAAGGCATTTTCAAACAATTCATTCGGCAGCTATAACTCGTCTACTGAAGTCAAAAAATACGTTCCTAGCAATATGCTGGAATCCAATATCACGCTAACCACCGAGGACGCATTAAACGAGAATGCAGAACAGCTACTCGGTGCCTGCCGTGGAGCGCGCTTATTCAAGAACAGACTGGGCAAGTGGGCAATAGCCCCCGCATGGCTGCACGAGGACGCGCTGACGCAGACCATTACAAGCCAGACAGGTGCTGGCCCCTATGTTATGGACTACGCTACAGCGGCCATTGAGGTCACTAAGAACTCGGTCTCAACCTCTGCATTCACACTGAATCTTAGCGCCACACTGACGACCTTATCCACGCTTGGGGTTGCTGGTACACCAACAGGCACAGACCCCACTGGAAATATCGGGATAACCTTCACTACCCCGCTAATTTCTAGCGACACAATAGAAATCAGCTATCTCAAGAACGGCACCAATACGGCAGGCATTCCAGGGCAGGCGGCAGTACTTCACATCGTCACAGCCCCCGAGGATTTGGGCTTGGATTACGACGCAGACGTTGATTCTGACGGCCTGCGGTTTTGCCGGATACACGATAGGACTATTTCTAGCCTTAGCGGTGTTTCTCTTGACGACCGATTTAACCAGTGCGTGGTTAAGTTCCCCGATGCGTTCACCAAGTACAAAAGCAATCAAGTAGTATGGCCTGCTGATGGCAGCTCACAGTTAACAACCTTTCTCGCCGAAGATAATAGCAAGCCGTTAATACAAACCCTCGGTGTTAACTCGATCACAGACCAGGAAAAGGCGCTGGATTTCGCGGAGTTTGTGGTCAGGCAAAGCCGAAGCGCAGATAACATCTCCTACCATCTGGACATTACATCACTACAGCTAGAGCCTAACGACTTGGTTAGAGTGTCCGACCCTGCTATGAATATCAACGCAGAGCTATGGCGCGTGGGTGAGGTTGCCATCCAGACGGACGCGACCGCTAGAGTTAAGCTGGTGCGCTACGAAACCGAAGACTTTACCTTTCTAGTGGAATCTTACTCGACGACAAATGTCGATCCCGAATACCGCACTTTTGGCCCTGTCTTAAACCTAGCCTACACACCAGACCTGACGAACGATCTATCAGGCCCAGGCTCTGTTACGTGGGACGCCCCCGCGAATGCGACCGTATCCTCCTACGTGATGGATATATCCCACAAGCGGGTCTGGCATGGGTCAGAAGCATGGCCTAACAATAAAAAGGTTTACTATAACACCCAGCACTGGAAGGCTAATACCGTGATCAGTGCGGGCGGGGCAGCTCCCGATGTAAATGCAAACTGGGATTTGCTAGACGATGATGACCTATATTGGCAGCAAGTAGCCGATACTCCGACTTTATCCGCTATGGTGCCGGACGTTAAGCTAGGCAGAGTCTACGCCTTCAGGATACGGCCAAAGTCAGCCCTGCGGTTTATGGGAATCCCTGCATACTTTGAGACCATCGTTGACCCCATCCAAGCGTTCGTCGTTACGAGCTTCTACCAAAATGCCGCACCGAGTGGCCAGGGTGAGCACAAAACCGATCAGTGGTTTGATGAAGATGACAGCGACAACCTCTGGATTTATAACGGCACAATCTGGGAAGATGTTGCTAACTACAAGCTCGCTAACTTCTTTGGTGGCGCTGCTGACTCCGCAGTAAGGACTAGAGGCCGCTGCCACACCTTTTTCTACTACAGCGAACCCACAGACGCAGACGCTCCCAACAACCCGACAGACGTTCTGGGCATTGGCGACCTATGGTTTGTGCCTTACAACTCCTTTGAATACTTCCGCTATGACGGTTCTGCGTGGGTACGTATTGCGATTGTTCAGGGCAACCAAACCTTTGTCCAAGCCGTTGAGCCGGTAGACGCAGACTCTCCAGTAGGGCAGTTACAATCAAATGACCGCTGGGTATCGACCACTGAAAACAATATCGAGTACATCTACAACGGCACGGACTGGAGCGATCAAGGGCTTCCAAGCTCCAATATTACGACACAGCTAATATCCAAGTTCTACTTGGTTGGCGACTCACTGACAGCGCCCAATGGCGGCGATGATGGCGCGGCCACCTACAATACGGACGGCAGCGGCAATGTAACAGGGATCACGGTGACTACCGGCGGCACGGGCTACGGGAAAAACTTCCTGTACATGCTGCGAGATGGAACGGCGCGGGCCTATATCGAGTTTACGGTGAATGCTTCCGGTGTCATTACGAGCGGGGCGTTAGATCAGCAGCTAGGCGCGTTTTCACTCAGCCAGAGCGGTGTGAGCGTAGGTACTGGGCTTGATTCCAACACAATCGCGTCCTGGGCGTTCAAGCTGCACAACGACGACCAAGTGCCGATGACCATAGACGCCTCAAACGGCCAGTCTGTTGCGGTATCAACAACCAAGTATGTCTACGCTGCACCTGCGGCCACCTTCGACCAACAACTAGCAGTCATTCATTTGGGCGGCAATGATTCCGGCCACGTTAACGGTGACGGCGAAAACATATCTCAAGCCACCTTTGAAACTGACTACAAGGCGCTGATTCAGAATTTCATTGATGACGGCTACCAAGTCCACTGCATTCTGCCCTCGTTCAATGATGTTTTTGACGTAACCAATATCACATCGATTCGCGAGTGGGTGACTAACTCCGCTGTGGCGAAAGGCGTTGATATCTGGAACATTCCCACGTCGAACTACATCGACGGTATCCACATGACGCAGGAGGGGCATAACCTGTGGAAGCAGGTCGCGTATCAGCATATGTTGTCCGCAGCCTCTGTGCAGTACGGCGATAGCCCCTGGTTAAAACTCCTGCGCTTCTCGGATGGGTTCAAATTAAGCTCCTTTCTTGGCCACTTCGGGCTAGCTGACACAAGCGATATCCTGCTCATCGAGGGCGATGACGCTGGAGGCGTTCGGCTTAACTACAACGGCGCAAAGCGGCTAGAATCCACCACTGGCGGGGTTGAGTTCTCTCTCGGTGCAACCCTCATTGGCGAGGTCAATGCCTTTGGTTTGGATATGGGGTCGAAGTGGGTTAGCGCAGGCCTCTCTATTATGAACGCAGGATCGGCTGCAACACCCGCGTACATATTCGACGGGGACGCCTCGACCGGCATGTACAGGTACAGTGCGGGGCAGATTGGGTTTTCTTCTAGCGGCGACCTATGTGCGACTCTTAGCTCATCTCACCTTGATCTCGGTAGTCGTGGTGGAGTTAATACAGAGGGCGCACAGCTCAGCTTAAGAAACGTGGCAGGTACAGCTAGGGCTGGGACTTTAGATGTAGACAGCGCAGATAGTTTGCGACTATTCCCTGCGGCAAATAAGAGCCTTAAACTCGGTTGCCTAGTTGGCGGAACCGGGAAAACTTACATGTACTACAACGGTGGTGTTACTGCTACGTTTAGTAACGTGCTGGAGACTTCATCAGTAGACGCGACGTACGGCTCCTTACGGGCCAAAGGCTACAATACGGGATTCGGGTATAGAAACATATCCTTGATCCACGGTACGGGCCTTACTGTAGCTGGTTGGGCGAGTGCCGTGACTACAACAACCGTAGCAATGGTTAACAACTCTGACAGACGTCTAAAGTACGACATACAGGATTACGATCCGACAGAGGCTATGGCCGCACTGAAGAGCGTTAACGTACGAGACTACGCATGGCGATCTGACGATAGACGGCAGATAGGTTTCATAGCAGACGAAGTACAGGATGCTCTACCATATATAGAAGTCGTGCAGGGTGACAGGGATGGGGAACTGCACCAAACAATGTCATTCGAACAGATGGTGCCTTTCCTATGGGCGCAGAACAAAGAACTACTAAGACGCCTTGAAGTACTTGAGGCTAAACCCGTGGTAGAAGAGGATAGCCAAGGCTGATTGACGTCTGCTCAGTAAACGGAAATCTAATACTCGCCTAGCACCTACAGTTACGGTTGTCTAGTCTATAGTCGGGGTTTGTTTTCCGTTTGCGTACACAGACGGAAATCTAATACTCGGCCACTTCAGCCAGCCCAAGCTCAACCATGATCACATTCAGCGATGTATCATCATACTGATTCAGATATATATCGCCCAGCCACCGCCCATACTTCCCCTTTTTGTCCTTGTGAGTCTTAACGACAATAATGGTGTCAAGTATCGCATTCCTCAGCCAGTCCCTAGAGACTAATCCAGCGGCTCTCTCGTCGCCTCTAACCTCTGGCGTATCAATTCCATACAGCCGAATCTTCTGCCCTTTCTGCCAAGTCCCAAAGCCTAGATCAATATCAACGGTGATTGTGTCGCCATCGTAGACTGATGTTACTTTTGCGAGGTATTGGTACATTACAGCGCCCCCTTTAGTATTGCCCTGCCGATTATTTCCGGTATCTGAGGGACTACGGCGTTTCCGAGGGCTTTAAGTCGGTGTGATCTTTTGGGAATCCCATTAGCCACTCGACCCACGCTGGGTTCAGGCTCCCACTTCCCTGCGATGCTTGTAAGAAGTGGTCTAAGCGGTCGTTCTTTCTGCTCCTGCCGTTCTTCCTGGTTAGCGCGGCTGGGCTGCTTCCCTTGTACATTGTTGCCGTGGGTGTTGGCACCATCCTCACTGCATGGCATAGCATAATCTGCTTCCCTTTTGATATCCTGTTTTGTATGTTCAGGGTGTCGCTTTTCGCCTCTGCCGCCCCCGGGGTAGGCCACAATCCAGACCCTATCTCTGTGGTGGTGCGCGCCAAGTTCGGAAGCTGGGATACAGTGCCACTCCGCATCATACCCGACCTGGGAAATGTCCCAGAGAACCTGCTGAAACCATCCTCCGTTGTCTCCACTAAGCAACGCTGTAACGTTCTCAAATATGGCGTATCTTGGCTGAACTTCCCTAAGTAAACGGGCGCACTCTGACCAGAGGCCGCTGCGAGTACCTTCCCCGATTCCCGCTTGGTTTCCTGCTGCGCTAATGTCTTGGCATGGGAACCCTCCAGTGATGATATCAACCCCAATTCCGTCCCGAATAAGTCGTTCTGCTGTGACTTCTCTAACGTCGTCATAAATAGGCACTCCCGGCCAATGTTTAGCTAATACTTTCTGGGGGTAGTCTTCAATCTCGCAGAACGCGACAGTTTCAAATCCGCCAGTTCGCTCAAGGCCAAGACTGAACCCGCCAATGCCAGAGAACAGGTCGAGCACTCTTAATTTGCTCATATATAACCAGCCTGAATGAACGCTTGTTCATTTTTGCGCTGGTATTTGCGCTGGTGTATAGCCTTTGACTGACTTTGAGTGCCGCTAAGTCGTTGATTTATATAGGCACTGGGGGTAGGTAAACGTAGCAGGGCGGGTTCAAGACCCGTCGGCCACCCCATTAAACAGTAGCTTTCAAGCCTCATTTGTCGATCCGCGCTGGTTTCGCGCTGGTTTCGATTCGCCATTTCTCAGCCAAGGCTTTCAACTCTTCGGCTTTATCGGCGGGAATCCAGACGGTAATTTGCTTCATTCCCTCCGCCTGCATCTTAGCGCGGAGGGTGCGAGTGTGGGCTGCTTGGTTTTTATGCACTTTAGTTATCCTGCAAGCCTCCACACTTGGTGCATTCCCTAGTGCCGCGCCCTCTGTAGGGCCGGTCAAAGTTATGGGCGCAGGGGGCGCTAAGTCCTCTTGATTTATCGATCATTTCGTCGGTGGTCATGGTGTGGTGATCTATTCCAGCATGCTCAAGTACTGATACTACGGAGGCCATTGCGCGCGGGCTTTCTTTGATTAGCGTGTTCATAATTAAACCTCGATTTGTGCGCTAGTAATTTTCATCTTATTTCCCCTGTTTCAATATAAGTAAGTATAGACTAGTCCGACTAGATGTAAAGGGTTTATAGAAAATAAATAAAGTTTATTTCACACCCTCCCGATCCACACCAATACCCACACCTTCAAACCTCGATTTATCCTGGCTCTTGGAATACTCATCTCTAAATTCTGAATAGCGGCCTAGAAATGTGGTCACGCTATGCCCCAACTGATCCGCTGCGTCTGCTGGCTCGATACCCTGGCTCAATAGCTCCGCTGCTCGCGTGTGGCGGCATGTATAAGGAATCCGATACGGTATGTCCTCCCGGTGCGCTACCTTCCACGCGCGATTGAAGGGCTTCCCATCGGCATAGTGGCTACCTCTTGGCGACTGGAATATATAGCCTCCTTGAAACCTTGTTGGGTGCGCGTTTAATATCTCTCGAACCCAGCTTGGCACATAGACCATGCGGGCCTTGTTCGTCTTGGTGGAGTCCTGCAACTGGCCCCGGCTGATGATCTTGCTCACGCTCAACTCTTCGCCGATGTAGTCGTCCCATGTAAGCGAAACAACTTCGCCACCAGGGCGCAGGCCACAGCCAAATAGAATGGCGAAATAGACTTTGTGCTGGCCTTCTAGCCGCTGGAGTAGTGTCGATCGCTCGGCAATAGTGTATCGATCGACCTTGGCTTTCTGCTTTGCTTTGATCTTGATACCCGTAGCAGGGTTGGGAGCGATCTTGTGCAGCTCGAATATGCCTGAAAGCGGGTGTAGTAAATTCTTCTTCGTCTGCGGTGCTAGCTTCAATGGAGATATGACCCGCAGAATATCAAGCTGGGTAATCTCTGACAGGCTCCAGTTAGCGAAGGCGGGCATCCAGTGCTGGTTTATAATGTTCTCATAGCCGAAAGCGGTAGACGGCTTCAGCTCGGTCATTAGCACTAGAAAGTCTTGAGCTGCTGTACTGAAGATGAATTTCTTGGCTTCTGTGTCTCTTTCTGAGATTGGCAGGCCGTACTCTTTTCTTGCGATAATCTTTGCGCGATGTTTGACCGCGCTGGCGAGATCACTCTTATTGTGGAAGTCTCCCGGCAGCGTCTTGTCGTAGACTGCCTTGCCTTTTGACCAGACGGTGATTCTGATTCCCGCTCCACTTGGCCTGATACCAGTTGGTTTCTTTTTGTTAACCATTGTATCGCCCTCACTCTGTGAATGAATGTAGTCCTGCCAACAACAACGTATTCCACGCCAGAAGTCCAGCCTTTACGGGTCGCTGTGTCGCGCATGTAGCCGCTCACTGTGTCCAGAGAGATGCCTTTAAGTTGCGCCCAGAGTTTCTTGCTAACCCAAGGATCAAGCTCAACGCCCATTCGCTCTAGGTCTTGCGGAGTTACCAATGTACTCATCATCTCATGCCACCTAAAAAGGAATGTCGTCGTTGAAATCACCGAAGTCAGGAGCCATTGCAGCTTTAACTTGCTCCATACCCTTGTCGTAACCCTGCGCGGTCTGAGCGTCTGACTCGCCTTTGAAGAACACTCGACAGTTGCCCAGTATCGGAGTCTGGACTTTCTGCTCTCGCTCCTCCTTGGAAACCGACTGGCTAATAAAGCCGTGGTTGTCATACTTGTCGGTAACTTCTGTATCGATAAAGGTTGTTAGGTCAACATAAGTGCCCTTCTCACCCTTAAACATTCGCTCTTTGAGTATCTTTGTAACGTCGATTTTTACTGATATTCCTACTTTCATTATTTAATCCTTATGCCTGTTTTGCCTTTCGTGAGTGATGCCCCTGGAACTGCGTAGCCGTCCTTTAGAGCCTTGCCGATCAGTGTTTTGTCTGCCGCTATCGTTGTGCGCGTGTAGTCGCTGGGGAGTTCTGACTCATCGCTGATAAGCACAATATCCCGCGCCTTGATGAGTGTGATATTGAACAGTGGTGATTCAATTTTCTTGATGCCAGTCGCCTCCATATTGAATCGTAGATATTCTTTAAGTCGGTCTTTGGCGTTCGTCATAACCTTCTTTCGATCTTGCAGCCGCTTAATCTCGGCATCTACTTCGGCTATGTCGCTTTCGTTATTCGCTACCACATGAACAACCTTTAGGGCTTTTTCTTCAAACATACCCTCCAGCCCTTCGATGGTGTCGGATAGATCAGAAACGGCAATTTCTGGATCACGGGCCATATCATTAATGCCCATTAAATCGCTGCTTAATTCTCGTAATGTACTCATGCCGCTTTCCTCTGATCCATTAATTGCTGGTAGCCTTCCGGTGTTGCCCAGGCTGGAAGTTTCGGTGGTGCTGCCATTACGTGCGATTTTCCTTTGGGTTTTAGAGGCACCCATATATTATCCAGCGAATAGAGATACCGGCCCACCCCAAATAGGACGGCTGCGCGCTTAAACGCATCCGAGGCTTGCCCTTTCTCCGCTTCAATGTCAGAAGACCCAGCACCATTAGCGCGCCAAATCCATTCGCTCTCAACCTTGATGCCGATATCGCAAATCAACAAACCGTCATTAGAAAGCGTGTATTTGTTCTGCCAGTCAAAGCCCATAACATCGTCAAAGCGGCGCATAACATCACGGGCATTCAGGTAGGCCAGCGCAATACCGCTCGTCTTTTCTTTGTTGGTCGCCCCTACCCGCCAGTGTATTTTACTGGGGTGGAAGGGTATCTCTAGCCCGCTCTTTATATCGCTCATTGCATGCTCCCCGCTGTTATCACTTGCTCACTGGCGTACTGCGCGTTATAGCCTCTGTCGTACTCACTACCGCGCCCTGGTTGATGATCTACACCATCGCGGCAATCCCGCATACCGTCTATCTCGTCATACATTGGGCAGCGCGCTTCTTCGCTGAACTCGTCTTGCAGTTCCTTTAATCGCTCGGGATTCATACAGCCTCCTCGACAAAAGGTAATTGAAACGTGACGTTTTGCTGATCGATGATTTTGTAAGTGGGCTGGGTGTCCATTCGGTTGTCATTGATGACGTGATAAGTATGGCCGTCTGTATGAGTGACTTCGTGGAGATAGATAGTTTGGCTTTGGTTGTTAGTCTTCATTACGCTCTCCCTGTAAGTTTTAATACCAGCTCGATAAACTCAGGCGTCCCCAATGTGAAGATGCACAAAAGCACTACACCTCCCGCTACCCACGACAGTCTTGTGATGACCATTGCAGCCAGTAATAAAAGCTCTGGCTGATCGTCGAATCTTCGGCGCTTCATATCGCGCATTTCTAGTGGCGTGCTCATGCTTTAGCCTCAATGCGGTCAATGATCTGCTGGCTGTAGTAGCTCTCGTAGGCTGGGATAATCTCAATTTCAGCTTCGTCACCAACGATGATTTCATGGAACTCAACAGCAGTTTTGCCCTTAAGGTCTAGCCCCCAGGAGCCTCTGATCAACACACTGAACGGGGTCGCCTTGAACTCTTCCTCGAAGTAGCCTTCACTCGGCATGTTCTGTGCTGCGCGCACTCTAGCCATGCAGCCGCTCGACATTGCTACGCTTCTGATCAACTCTGATTTGTCTAATGCGTTCATATCTCTCTCCGCTTCTCTATTGCCTAGGAGAATAATATTGTATCAAATTGATATTAGCAAGGTAAATGTATCATTTTGATATAAAATTTATTCTAGGCGGCAGTGTGCCTGCGGGGAAAGTCGGAGGTTTTGCGGTTAGATTATTTCGGAGAGGACTTTTGGGCCTATATTGAACAGCACCCAGTTGGCGCTGATATCAAGGCGTTGGCACATAAGGAAGAAGTGTCGTGAACTCGGGTGAGCGCGTTCTGCTGGGTTTTCCCATCTATGGATTGTGGAGCCTGACACACCCAGATGGCTCCCAAATTCGTCAGCGGTTTCTTTGGCTACTTTCAAGCGCATGTCACGAGTCCGGCTAATAATGTCTAGCCGACCAATACTATTAAAGAAGACAGTGGGTGGGCTGGGGGCGTTCGATTCGCGCATAATTGCGACTCCAAGTTGTATACAGGCCTTAAAATATAGCGTTATTATTGTGTCAGTCAGTTCAGTTCAGTTCAGGGAGAGGAACGTTGGATAGTTTGGAAAAAATAATAAAAAGCCTGTCGAAAGCCGACCAAGATGTAATCCTTAAGAATCTTCGGGGCTGTTCAGCCGCCGGAGAAGTGCAGTCGTCAACTTCTGAATCCCGGCATCTGAAAGCTCAGGTAAGCTCGAGATCACCGCATCTACCGAGGTTTGCTCTGGCAGGGTCTTGAACAGGTGAGTAATTTCTACTGACCCACCTTCCCCTGGTGGTGGCCGATCCATAGCGCCTTCGTCCCATCCCATCCCGATTTCGATTGATCTTGCCGATTTATGGCCGACCTCACGCACACTGTTACGCATTAGTGAGATGTATTGCGGATTGATTCCAGTCCGATTCGCTAGTTCTTCGGCAGTCCCGCATATTTTTAGGGCTTTCTCTAGGTATGCCCGTCTAAATTCCTTTGTCGTCATGATCATATTGTTATGTATAGACCATAATTCTGGAATATGCAAATTGATATTAGCCAATACTTGACCTAACCAATATCATTATGATATTAATGTATGCCTATATAGGGGGTTAGGCAATGAACGCAAAAGACTTTTACGATTTAAACGGCAGAGAGAAGACGGAGACAATAGCAATAAAAGCAGGGACTAACTGGGGCTACTTCATCCAGATTATCAACGGTAGCCGTAGACCGTCGGTAGAGTTAGCAGAAAAATTGATCAAGGCCAGCGGTAACGAGCTTGATTTTGTCTCGCTACTTACAAGTAAGAAGGCAGCTTAACCACCGGGAGGTGGTTTTTTTGGGTCAAAAATAACCAATTAGGGGTAACGGAATGAGCCAGACAAGCCAAATACTCACGCATCTAAAGAGACAAACCATCACACCTCTCCAAGCTCTCGATAAGTTCGGCTGTATGCGCCTTGCTGCCCGTATCAGCGATCTTAGGGGCAAGGGCCATACCATCACAACAGAGCGCGTTAAGAGTCATACAGGCAGTTTCTACGCCCGCTATAGTTTGGTGGCTTAACGATGCACTACTACCAATTCAATATAGCTGACTACCGCAAGGACACCCAGCACCTTAGCCCGATAGAGCATTACATTTATCGCGAGTTAATGGACTGGTATTACCTTGACGAGCAACCAATAACCCAGAATAACCCAAGGGTTTTGCGTAGGTTGCGCCTAGGCTCTGAAAACGAAACCGACTTGGTTAATGTGCTCGATGAATTCTTTACTTTGAGCGGCGACGAGTGGGCACATGGGCGAATAGAGGCAGAAATAGCGCTATATAAGACGAAAGCAGAAACAGCGAGAGTCAATGGCAGCAAGGGAGGCAGACCCAAGAAACCCAGAAAAACCCAGCCGGTTGTTTTAGCTAACCCAGAAAAACCCAGCGCAAAGCTAACCATTAACCAAGAACCATTAACCATTAACCAGTTAAAAGATAAAGACTCTGTTGGTAAACCAACAACGCGCAAACAATTCAAACCCCCTGAATCTTCAGAGGTTCAGGAATACCTAGCAAGCAAATCAAATACAACCATCGACCCTAATCACTTCTTAGATTTTTATGCTGCCCGAGGCTGGAAGTTATCCAGCGGTACGAAAATGGCAGATTGGAAAGCGGCGGTTAGAACGTGGATTAGTCGGGAGAATAAAAACAATGGGCAGAATCGACCTGGAAGCAATACAAGCCAAAATGAACGAAACCCTACCCCTGCCGAAAGAGTCAAGGCCAAACACGCCGAGATTTACGGAAGAGACACTGCCAGAGAAACACCCGCTGCACACATTGTGGTTTCGGTTCAGTGAAATCTACGGCCACCAATGGGCCAGTCAACACGGCGACTCGCCTACCGATACCTGGATTAGAGGGCTGGACGATATCACTGCCGAGCAACTCGGAAGTGGCTTACGAGCTTTGCTACATCGTGCAGAAAAATGGCCACCAAACCTCATTGAGTTCCGAAATCTTTGTAAGAACTACGATCCTGGAGGCTGGGAGCGCCAAGCCCACAAGATTTATGAGCCAGAGCGCAGGCTTGAAAACAAGACCAGCAAGGAAGCATCACAGGAAGCTGGCGCAGAATTTTTCAAGGGGCTGAATATATGAGAGACAACGGTCGAGACAGCGATGTACTTAAATATCTTTCAGTTGACGGAAAGACCAATAAAGAAATATACGCCTATTTCACGGACATTATGAACAACACGCTGTACAGCATGTTAAAGCGATTTATTCGGGACGGTCAGGTAGCCAAGGTGGTTGACGAAAACTCGAAAGGTGGCAACGGTCAGGCGCTATTGAGATATAAGGCTTTGGATGTCCGGCGAGCTAACTTACCAAAAGCCCCGAGCTTTCTTACAAAGACCTGGGGCAACCTGCCATCACCTCACTCTGTGGAGATGAGCCGGTGCTAGAAATCGTCGAAGCCTTCCGTATCGCGCAGCCTCTCGACTGCTTTGTAATGCTGATCGTTATCGCTGGGACTTGGGAAGGGGTGAAGTGTGTTGCTGTGGAGATAGCAGAATCAAGGGATTGGCTGTGAAGGCCACCGGCCAGACCTGGAAGCTAGACAACGACAGCAAGTGGAAGTTCTTCTGCGATGAAGTCTCTATGCGCAGGCTTGCGGGCAAACCCCCAACGGTTCAATTCCTCAAAGACAAAAGAACTCTCGACCAGAACTCAATGATTTATGCCTTGTACGGCCAGATAGCAATTCAAATGGATGACCAATCGACCCTAGACGTTCGCAAGTTCTGCAAACTTCATTACGGCGTGGCAATACTCAAATCTGTTGACCCTGATTTCTGTGAGTTCTACGACAGGGCAATCAAGAAAATGAGCTACGAGGATAAATTATTTCTCATGGGCCACATGGATATTACGAGCGCAGACGCTTTCAAGAAACCCCAGGCGACAGAGTACATCGAAGAAATTCTTCGAGAGTACAGCAAGCAGGGGATATCCCTTATCAATCCTAACGAGGCAGAGAGCTATGCCTGAAGTCACAGAGGAACAGCTTATGGATTTACTACTTGAGTTCCGCGATGCCCATGTATCAATCGCTGAGTCGCTGGAATCAATTGAAAAGATCATGCACGTAATAGCTGAGAGATTGGATGCGGGAGAGAAATGAACGCGCCAATCATAACCCACTGCACCCAAGCGCAGATAGAGCAAATCCTGCGAATGCGTAAGAACGGCAACACATGGGGGAAAATCGCTAAGACCACCAAACGTGGTATCAGTCAGGTTAGGCGCTACGGAAGAATCTTTGAGGAGCATGGGATAGGGGCATTTGCAGAGAAGAAGGGCAGAACGTGAGGAAGCCTTGCCGCCAATGCAAAGAGGATTTCGCGCCACAGTTCAACACGACCCAGCCAACGTGCAGCCCAGCGTGTGCAATCAAATACGCTAGAGCTAAGGCAGCGGAGAAAGCTAAATACGAAAGGGCGAAAACCGGGAAGCAGAGCCGCAAGGATTTGAGGGAGTTTAACCAGCGCGATTTAAGGTGGCAGCACAAGCAAACGCAAAAGGCCTTTAACCGGATGCGCGTACTTGAGGAGCTTCTATGGTTCAGGCAGAGAGAGTTAATCCCTACGTGCATCTCATGCAACAAGCCGGGAATGGACTGGTGCTGTGGTCATTACAAGACCGTGGGCGCGCAGGGTGGACTTAGGTACTCAAGAGTCAACACGTACCTCCAATGCAATCGCTATTGCAACATGGGTCTATCAGCGAATATTGAGGGCAACAGGACGACTAGGGGCTACAAGGTGGGCCTGATCGAAAGATTCGGACAAGAGGGAGGCCAGGAGATTATTGATTTCTGCGCTGCGGACACTAAGCCGGTCAAGTGGGAGTGGGAAACATTGGAATCTAACAGGGCCACCTACAACAAGAGAATTCGAGAAGTGCAAAAGGAATTAGAGTCATGAGCGCAAAAGACACCCAGGTGGCAGGGGATCACTACAGTCTACCCATTCAGCCGATCGAATACATACTGGCAAACAGTATCGGATACTGCGAGGGCAATGTGATCAAGTACATGACTCGCTGGCAGGACAAGGGCGGTGTTGAGGATTTACGCAAGGCTAAACATTATATAGAGCTTCTGATCGAGAGCCAGATCATTGGGTGAAGAAGATGATGTTATGGAAGAGTCAGACGAAACACTAAAAGACACGGACTGGTAACAATTCCACGGGGCGGAAACTATGGGCTTGGCTGATATAAAAACGACAGAATGGCTACTAATAAATTGGGGTAGGTGGGCGCACCAGAACAGAGGTTTAAGCCTAAACTATCCCAGCACTCAATCGTTCGAGCGTATGCGCGCAAGACGCTCAGACGAGAAGACGGCACCTCTGGCAATGATCGATGACGAAGAGGCTATTATCGTAGATGGGGCGGTCGCTAAACTCTGTGCGTCAAGACCAAAGGATGGCGATGCACTGGCAAAGTTCTACCTGTACAACCCAACTTATCGAGCGCTGGGGGAGATGCTAGAGGTTCACCATGCCATTGCAGCAAGCAGAGTAGACAGCGGAAAGGCGTGGGTAGAGGGTCGATTGTGCGAACACTTTAGCTTGTCATGACAAATTACTGTCGAGTATTGATCTGTCATGACTAGGAGGGTATTGTTTCAGGCACAGTACAGTTTTTGACACAGATATACTTAGACCGTCCTTCGAGGCGGTTTTTTTATGCCTGTTTTTTACCAAACACCAGCCCCAACACAGAAAAATTAACTGCGATCTTAACGCAAAAACCCTGCTGATTGCGGGCTGGCCCTAATCTAGCTGCTCCTAATGGCGGCTATTTATCGCACCCGCTGGAGCCACATGACGGCGCAGGGGTGCTTTCCCCGGCGGTGTTCTATGCCCCAACACCAAGGAGCACCAATGAAGCAGGAACAGATACCACAGATGGTAGCGGGCGTTAAGGCGAGTACAGCCGGTGCTGGTGGGGTTCTTGGTGGTTCCTGGCTATCGATGTACTACGACGAAATCGGTGCAATCTGCATGATAGTAGGCGCACTTTGCTCAATTGGCGGTTTTATTTATACAGTCCTAAAGGGCCGAGACAAGTAGTGATCAAAAGTGCAGGGGATAGAAAGTGACAGGTTTTGTGATTGATACAGCATTCGATAGTGGATTGAGCTATCTGGACACCAATGGCACCCAGATTAATATTTGTTCTGCGGAGCCAACAACGTACTCCATCGCCACCACCACCGGCACAAGCTCGCTCGGCGTCCAGGCTGCGATAAATACCGGATCGCCTGCCGCTGGATCACCTTCAGGGCGTGGCGTGACCATACCTGCGATTACTGCTGGCACGGTAACAGCTACAGGTACAGCAACCTACTGGGCGCTAACTGATGGCTCCAGCGTGTTATTGGCCTACGGCTTACTGTCAGCCACCCAAGCCGTAACCGTGGGCAATACCTTTACCTTGGACGCAATCACTATCACGTTCGTTGACGCGGTCGAAGTCTGATTCTCAATGTCGAAATTTAACACTTACACAGCACTCACAGGAGCCACCACAGCAACCGATGATGTTTTGGGCGTGTGGGACACATCAGCAGTCGAGTTTAAGAACATAACGGTTGCGCAGCTCCAGGTTTATTACGAAGCGAACTTTTCCTACATCACGGCCAGCAGCACCGAAACACTTACCAACAAATCGGGCGCGATCAGCCAGTGGACTAACGACTCTGGGTACATCACCGGATACACAGAAACCGATACTTTAGACGCTGTTACTGGCAGGGGTAATACCACCACCAATGCAATTACAACTGGGGTTATAACAGCTACTGGCGGTAGCTCTACAAACTGGAACACCGCCTATACAGTAGCCAACGCGGCGCTGCCTAAAGCTGGTGGTACGATGACTGGCGCACTGGCAGGGAGAACCAATTCAGTTACAACCGTTGCCGCATCGAACGATACAGGAAGTTTTTCTGTGCGAGGTGACGCGACATACCCCGCGTCTATGTCATTCCATAGGGCAGGCGCATACGCAGTAAACTTCGGCCTATCAACAGCTAATAAGATGGAGTTGGGTGGCTGGAGTGCAAGCACCATCAAGCACACTTGGGATATGGTGGGGAACTACACGGCTGTCGGGGACGTAACTGCTTATTCAGATATCCGAGTAAAGACTAATATTGAGCGCATACCTAATGCCCTAAATAAGGTTTGTCAGATTAGCGGTTACACCTTTGATCGAACCGACTACCTACCCGACCCAGACACAGGGGTCGTGCCTGACACACGGCAGTCTGGAGTAATAGCCCAAGAGGTTCTGGAAGTTCTCCCTGAAGTGGTTACCCAGATGGATGACGGCAAGTACGCAGTCGCCTACGGCAACATGGTGGGCCTACTGATCGAGGCCATTAAGGAACTCAAGGCTGAAGTGGAGGGGCTAAAGAATGGCTCTTCCACCTAGCGGGACACTAAGCATAGGCGATATTGCTGGCGAGTTCGGCGGTACAATCCCTCATTCTATGTCGGAATACTACAGCGCTGCTGCTGGCGTTCCTGCTATAGGTAGTCCTATATCTATTGGTGATTTTCATGGCACTTCCTCTGCCATCTATACTCAAGTTACAGGTACTGCTGGGTGGACAATACCGAATGTTGGGTCGTACTACTCAGCTTATTCTGTTACCGGTGGGATAAAATCACAGACGAGTATAACCTTCGGTAAGCTTGCACTAAGCTCATATATTTACATCTACCGCACGTTTACTGTAACCGCAGGGGTTCAACTTAGGCTTGTATGTGACACGGTGGTATCGGGTACAGGCTCGGGTGGCGGTGGGGAGGTTGGGGTTACTGAAACTGCTATTACCAGCCCTAACGCAGTAATGAGCTTGTCATCCACAGCTATAAGCGGCTCATTTATAAATACAGGCGGGTCGCACAATGTTGTCTTCACGCCAGTTGGAACCACCATCTACCTTTTCCAGTCGGCGTATGCCGTTGGGTCAACTGTTCAAAACGCTACTGGGTTTTCAGAACTAACTAGTGCCGTACTTACTGTGGCATAACTTTACAAAGGGTAGACTATGAACTTCACAATAGCCAAGAGACTACCTAAGCAGAGGTGGATGCGCGTGGTGTATCACCGAGAAGGAGGCCCCGATTTAAGTCAGAGCTTTTCTGACCTTGATGACCAGAGCGACACTGCTATTATCGAGCTAATCAACAGTCGTTATCCTACGGTGCTAGCCGAGTGGGCCTCTATAGACTCAGCCCCGGATACTATTGGTGACTTGGTTGACGGCACTGAGCACACAGTTGACTACGTTCCTCCCGTTGCTGACATAGTGACGGAACCCACACCTGCCGAGCTTGCTGTCAGTCGTATTGACGAGTTGAAACTGGAGCGAGTGGCCAAAGAAAGTGAGGGGATATTGTGGGTAGATGTACAGGGCGATTCGTTTCTGTTCGACTCTACTATCGAGAGCCAGAATAGAATTGTTTCTGCCACAGCCGCTATCGACACAGGCGACCGAGTTGATGGTGGTGTATGGAAATGCGCGCAGGTGGACAACTTAGGCAACCCCACTCTAACCTTTCGACCTATGACCAATATCGAGCTGGGAAACCTGGGTACTTTAATCCACGCCCATGTTCAAAGGTGCTTTGAGACTGAAGCCGTTTGCGTGGCCCAGGTTATGGTTGGGAACTTAGACGTGGACTTCCAGACTCAGTTTGAGGCTTTATGATTGTAGACTTGGCCGACTTAACGGCTGACTACATCGACACCTCTATTGAAGCTAGAGAGTGGGCATGGTCAGAGCTGCGGATTGTGATCGACAAGCCGAAGTGTATTGTCTTGCGCTACCAAGGCGCGATCACTGGGGTCATGTTCTATGAGGTCGATGGAGAAACAGTAAATCTTGGTATGTGGGCAGCAAAACCACCCCACAAAGATGCAGAGAATAGGCCAGAGGTGCAGGCTTATAACTCTGATCTGGTTTTCTTGTACTTATTCGACACCCTGGGCGCAAGTCTAGTGACGGCTCAGTTTGTAGCGGGTAATAAGCGCTCGCAGGGCTTGACTAAAAAGATGACGGGCCAGACTCCGCACCCTATAAATGGGGGATATGAAGTCTCTTTCACTCGTGAGCAGTATGTAAATAAATGATCCCGCAAGCCTTTATTACTGGCCTGCCTCGGTCGCGTACCTACTGGATGGCTCAGTACTTTGACAGTCACGATAATGTTAAAGCGCACCATGAGCTATCCATGATGGTGAGTAGTCCAAAGGAGTTTGCCTTTGCTATGGAGGAATGCCCCACCGTAATTAATGTGGATGCCTTGCTTATTGTTACCGATTACAAGCAAAAGTGGCCCGACGCCCCTGTTGTTTATGTGGAGAGGGACTTGGAAGAGTCCTTAAACTCTACGATTGACCATCTCATAAATCACGGCAAGCCTTACAACAAAGAGGCGCTTAGACACACCTTGCATCCCATGCGTGACTACTACGCAGAGAATGCTGATCTCACCATACCGTTTCCAGAATTAGACGACCGACTGCCCGAGATTCACGAGCTATTTGGCATCCCTTATTCAAAAGAGAATCATCAGGTCTGGATGGGGCGCAAGTTAAGTACACCTGAAATTATTGTTAAACGGCACATTATAGCCATGTGGGACACGGCCCAAGGGGTTACTCGGTGAACCGGCTCAATATTGGTTTTCTTCAGCAAGAATCCTAGAGTAAAAGTATGGCGCTTATATTAGATCACGCATCTGCACAGATAAGTGATGAAACAGATAATGCGCTGCAAGACCATGTACCCGCACAAGCACTACTGGCTGACGACTTACGAGCCGCCACCCAGGTAAGTACACCCGCTGCCGGTCACATACATGCCTTGATGGCCGACAACTTGCAGAGCGCAAGTCAGCTATCCAAGCCAGCGGCTAGCCATACCAATTTACTAGCTGCTGATAACTTGCAGTCTGCGAGCCAGCTATCCACGCCGGTAATAACGTCTAGCGACCATAAGGTAGTAATACCGGCTGTTGGCGCAGTGGCAGTCACAGGTCTAGCGCCAGTAATTACGGCCAGTGACAAGCAAGAAGTCCTACCTGGGGCTGGCTCTGTATCTATTACAGGGATCGCCCCAATAGTTGCGGCTAGCGACAATCAAGAAGTTCTGCCGGGGCTTGGCTCTGTATCCATTACAGGAATAGCGCCCTCAGTAGTTACGAGCGCAGCCACTACGGTGGAGCCTGGGCTTGGATCAATCGCGATCACTGGGCTTGCGCCAAGTTTCGTTGCTAGCGACCATACAAGTGTAGAGCCTAGTACTGGCTCAGTATCGATTACAGGCCAAGCGCCACAGATAGCCCTAGAAATCACTGTAGAGCCTCAATCGGGCGCAGTAAGCATCGCGGGCTTATCGCCTTCGGTCTTGGTTTCTAATAACCAAGCAGTAATTGCCCAAATTGGCGCGGTATTGATCACTGGATTCGCTCCAGCGGTAACTATTAGCGACCCGCAGGTTATTTCCACCGGTGTCGGCTCAGTAGTCATTACTGGCTTCTCTCCAGAATTTGAGGCGTCGAACAACCAGGGTGTAGCGCCTGGGGCTGGGTCTTTGACGACCACGGGACTAGTGCCAACCGTTCTGACGGTAAGCGCGAAAACCCCCGATGTAAGAACTTTTTACACGAAGAAGCAAAACCGAACATTTTATACATCGAAAGAAAACCGAATATTTCAGGCATCGAAAGAAAACCGAACATTTTACACACCGGAAGAAAACCGAACATTTTACACGCCGGAAGAAGTTAGAAAATTTTACGTTAAACGCGCATAAGGAGTAGAAGAAATGGCCGCAGGTGCCTGGGTAGTACACGACAAAGCAAAACTCAAAATGGTCAATAATGCGATAGATATGGACAGTGATTCATTCGTTGTTCGCCTCTATGCCAGCACGTCGAACATTGCCACCACTACGGTCAGCGATGCAACAACGGCAACCAACGAGCTTGCAACAGCCAACGGTTACACGGCAGGCGGTATAGCAACAACACTAAGCGCCACAGAGACAGCCGGAACAACTACGGTTGACGCTACCAACGTTGTCTGGACGGCAGCAGGCGGCTCCATTACAGCCCGCCTCGCAGCCATCGTCGATACTACGGCCACACCAGATGAAGTGATCGCGCACTGTCTACTTGATACCACCCCGGCTGACGTTACAGCGACCGACACGAATACGTTCTCAATCAACATGAACGCTAGCGGCATCTTCACAGTCGCCTGATGGATAGTATTAGCAAAGACCCAAACGCGGTACTGGACTACCTAAGAGACTGGGGGCCAGAAACCGGCGCTGCCAATGACGGTAGTATCGACGATGACGGCTGGCTCCAGGGTGACACAATCTCTGGTAGCACATGGTCATTCACTGGCCCTGATGCCTTGCTTGTGATTGAGAGTAGTTCCAATACGACTGAAACAGCCACAGTTTGGTTGTCAGGTGGCACAGAGGGTAGATCGTACACCGTCACCAATCGAGTCACTACAGCCGGCGGGCGCACTGAAGACCGCAGCATTTCCATTGAGGTATTAGAGCGATGAATTTTAAATTGACGTTATTGATAGCCGCGATGTGTGTGGTATTAACCGGTTGTGCTGAGTGGCAATCGGGCAAAATAGCTATAGCAACACACGCAGAGCAAGCCTCCAGAGCAGCGTTAAGTGACGCTCTGTGGTTTGTATGCAAAGCGACACCCGTCGGAACAATCAAGCACAAATTCAATACACAGAAAAAGATGAATCTCTACAACGGCCTATGCTCAAACGATGAGGCTCTAGCTGGAAACCCAATCGAAGTCATGCCCGCCCAGTGATTCGACAAATACGCACAGTTACTCTCGGCGTTCGCTCAGACGCTGCCGGGGATGGCCATTATCATTCACCTCGCGGCGACAGACTGCACAACGGGATAGATTACGACTGCGTTATCGGTGCTTCAGTACTAAGCCCTGTTAACGGCGTCATTAGTAAGCTGGGATTCCCTTATGGCGATGATCTTAGCTGGCGGTACGTTGAGGTCACTGATGGCAGCAATCTCCGCCATAGACTGTTCTATGTGAACCCCACGGCCAAAGTAGGCCAAGCGGTGACGGCAAATATAGAAGTAGGAATAGCCCAAGATATCCGCAAACGATACCCCAACGAAAGATCAATGGGTGCACACGTACATTACGAGATTATGAATAGCGCGAATGAATATTTAGACCCCGACGAAGTGTTTCGGAATAGCTAATGCGCTGGCCTAACTACCACTACGACCCGAGCCGCAACCCCGGCAAGCCCTACATGCTAGAAGACGGCTTTGGCTTCACTACTAGCGTATTTGGCCGGTACATCGCCAAGCCTTACTACAAACTCAAACAGTGCGGGGAGTTAGAGATATATGAGGGATATGAGTGGGACGCTGGCACATGCGCTTTAGATGACCCCGCTATGGTCGTTGCCAGTATGGGCCATGACATAGGCTGCGAGCTTACTAACTCAGGAGAGTTGGACTACAAGCACCGAAAAGCCTTTGACGCACTACTCCTTGAGGCTCTGAGAGAGTACACAGTTGCGCCCCCTAACGCTGGGATAATCAAGAAGTTGTCCACTTGGATACTTAGGCAGTGGCGCTGGGCTAGATGGCTGGCAGTACGGGCTAACTCGATATGGGAAGGGCGGAAGCACAAGTAAGACACTATAAGCGCGGCGGTGCCGTGTTATCACCTGGAGGGTGAGATGGGAAGGCGAACATTATACAAGCCAGAATACTGCGACCAAGCTGAAAAGCTATGCAAGCTCGGACTAATTGACAAAGAGTTAATTGAATATTTCGGTATTAGTGAAAAGACGCTAAATAATTGGAAAATAGCACACCCTGAATTCATGGAGGCACTACAGTCCGGTAAGACTATGGCCGACGCTAACGTAGCCCAAAAACTCTACGAGCGAGCTATGGGCTATGAGTGCCAGGAAGACGACATAAGGGTGATTCTTAATGAGATCGTAGTCACACCGACTATCAAGCACTACCCACCAGATACAGCGTCGATGATCTTTTGGCTAAAGAACCGCCAGAAAGACAGATGGCGCGACAAACCAGAGCTTACAGAGGGTGGTGATTCTGACAAGGAAGCGTTTCTCAGGCAGCTTGCATCGTTTCTACCTGATTGATGGGTGTAGCACTAAGAACGCAGAGGGAGATGGCCCGCTGGTATCCGCTGATAGAGCACCCAATCCAGATAGCACTAGTCCAGGCAATAGCAAACGGCGTCCGGTTCCCAGTGGTTCCCGCTGGCAGGCGATCAGGTAAGACCGAAAGGGCAAAACGGTTTGTGGCTAAGATGGCAATGGCCAACCCAGGCGAAACCTATTTTATCGCAGCGCCTACTAGGGATCAGGTAAAAAAGATTTACTGGGCCGATATGAAAAAGCTCTGTATTACCAGTATCTGCACAAAGCCGCCCTCAGAAACCGACTTGATGATCTTTCTGGACAACGGGACGCAAGTACAACTAATCGGACTCGACAAACCAGAGCGCATAGAAGGTGTCTTCTGGTCTGGCGGTGTTGTTGATGAGATTGCAGACGTAAAGCAGGAGGCGTGGGAGTCGAATATAAGACCGGCGCTTGATACGTTCAACCCCACCCGACCTAACTACAGGGCTTGGTGTTGGTTGATTGGCGTACCTGATGGCCTTAATCATTACTACGACATGGCCCAGTACGCTGAGAATGCAGACGACCCAGACTGGAAGCTGTACCACTGGAAGAGTGCTGAAATACTCCCCGTTGAGACTATCGCGGCGGCAAAGCGGCAGTTATCACCTAGGCAGTACAAGCAAGAGTACGAAGCGGATTTTATCGGCGCTACCGGTCGAATATATGACGACTACGGCAAAGAGAACCACACGTCGGCCACTATTGAGCCGCACGAGCAGCTTTGGTGGATGCACGACCAGAACTACACGCCATTATCGTCGGCTGTTGGTGTTAACCGCGAAGGCTCACTGTATTTGCTAGATGAAATCGTACTGACTAGCGCGGTATCAAGGCAATCAGCAATGGAGTTTGTCGAGAAGTTCAAAGACCACAAAAACAAAAACGTTTTTATTTACGGCGATCCGGCAGGCAGGGCAGGCGAAAAGCATGGCCACCCATCGGACTACACTGAGATTGAAGATGTATTGAGATCGAGCGGCTGGAGATATACCCGCAAGGTTCGATTAGCACACCCTGCTATTAAGGATCGACAGAACGCAGTCAGGGCAAAAGTTTGCACAGCAAGCGGAGATCGACGTTTGTTTGTTAACCCTGTTACCGCGCCTTGGTGTGATAAAGGGTTGGCGACTGTACAGCTCCAGCAAGGGTCTACATTCCAAGAAGATCAAAAGAACCAGTATCAACATATCACAACAGCGATCGGCTATTGCATTGACAGAGAGTGGCCGATTAACCGCGAAACGATGACAATCATGGAACTGTGACTTTGAGTAAAACAGTTAACGAGCCAAACACAGCGTATACAGAGGCACAGCCAGCAAGAGATGAGGCTGATACCTTGCTTGGCGGCACTGAGTCTATGCGCGAGGCGGGCACGGTATACCTGCCTAAAAATGAGCGCGAGAGCGATCCCAAGTACAAAGCCAGAATACAGCGGTCATTCCTATATAACGTGTTTAAAAGCACAGTTAACGCGATGTCTGGTAAACCTTTCGAGAAGCCAGCAAGTGTTGAGCCACTAGAAGAGTTCTACGAGGCGTTCAACCAGGACGTAGACAAACAGGGTGTGAATTTAGAGTCGTTTGCAAAAGATGTACTCAAACAGATGCTAGCTAAAGGCATGACGTTTATATTCATTGACGCTCCGGTTATTGATTCAAGCCAAGCCACATCGCGCCAAGACGAGATAGACCGAGGTATTCGCCCCTACTGGACGCACATACACGCTGAAAATCTCATTGGATGGGATATTGACGTAATCAACGGCGTTCAAACCCTTGTGCGTATTCGGGTGAGAGAGTCCGTGATGGAGCCTTTTGAGGATTTCGGCGAGAAAGAGGTTGATCAGATAAGAGTGACCTACCCTGACAGGTTCGAGGTGTGGCGGAAAACCAGTGATCAGTCCAAGGAGTGGTCTATATATGATGAGGGGTTGAGGGCTTCTGGTGTTATCACACTGGTAGCTGCACAGGCTGACCGCTCGCAGTTTATGGCTTCAGAGCTACCCCTCAAGCCATTGGCTGAAAAGAACATAGAGCATTGGCAGAGTTCAAGCGACCAGCGCAATATCCTACACCTTGCCCGCATTCCAATACTGTTCGCTAAGGCAGTAGATATTCCCCAGGACGAACAGGGAAGGCCCACCGGCGAGATTAGTACCGGCTCGATTGTTACCGCCTCATCTGAGAAAGGCGATCTAAAGTGGGTTGAGTTGTCCGGCGATGGTTCGATTGTTCAAGGGCAGGCTGATGTGGAGCGCCTTGTTGATGAGATGGAATCCCTCGGCGGGCAGTTGATGTTCCGCAAGGCTGGAAGCTCCAAGACTGCAACCGAGGAAACTATAAAAGAATCCAAGGGCGACAGCGTACTACACAGCATTATCAGCAATCTTGAATCAGCTTTAGACCAAGCCTATGTGTTTACCGATCTGCTTAGAGGGCAGGGTACAGCGCCACCAAGGGTCACACTCTATCGTGATTTCTCCATCCACAATCCAAATCTAATGTCTGCCGAAGACTTACTCAAAGCCTATTCACTCCAAGCAATACCCTATGAGGTGTATGTGGAAGAGATGAAGGCGCGAGGGCTTAGAACCAAGCTGACCGCTGAAGAAATGCAGGACGCTATGGGGGATGAGGTCGAAAACCTACCGGACGTAACTGAGTGAGCGTTAACGAATCCCTACTAGATCGGCAGCTATCCCATGCGGTCTACACGCAGCGGTTTAGTTCTGGATTATCTGCTAGGGCACTAAGAATGCTTACAGATACCGAGTCAGATTTGATCGCTCAGATCGAGGCAAGCCTGACAAAGATAACCGCGAGGGGATACGACATAAGCCCCGCAACAGCGAAGAGGCTGCAAAACCTTCTGGAGTCCGTTGCAGAGACTCGGCGGGTTGGATTTAAAAACTTCGAGGCGTTGTTGAAAGACGAGCTGGTGGAGCTGGCCTCTTACGAGGTGGGCTTTCAATCCAAACTATTGGCCGAGGTAATACCGGTCGCGGTGGCGATTAGATCACCCTCTAGGGCGTTACTGCGCTCAGTGGTAGAGGCTAGGCCGTTCCAGGGTCGATTACTCAGACAGTGGGCGGGCGATTTGAAAGCGGCTGACCTGAAGTTCATTAAGCAGCAAATTAACATCGGCATGGTTGAGGGCGAGCCTATAGGCACCATCGTTTCACGGGTTAGGGGTCGAATTAGCCAGACCAACCGCCAAGCAGAGGCAGTTGTAAGAACGGCTGTAAACCATGTATCGAACCATTCGCGGGGCGAGCTAGGCAAAGCCAACACCGGCACTATCAAGGCGATGCAGTGGCTATCTACTCTCGACGGGCGCACAACGCCTATTTGCCAATCAAGAGATAAAAAGGCTTACAAGGTCGATGAAGGGCCAAGGCCTCCGGCGCACATACAATGCCGCTCGATTATGAACTTTATTGTCAAATCATGGCGCGAACTGGGCATTAATCTTGATGAGGCTCCACCAGGAACGAGAGCCAGCATGAACGGCCAAGTCCCCGCCGATATCAGCTATGGCGAGTGGCTAAGAACACAGAATAAAGGATTTGTATTAGACACCTTGGGTGACAAGAAGGGCCGGTTGTTTCTGGACGGTGGCTTAAGTGTGGACAAGTTTGTTGATCGCAAGGGCGGATCGCTAACCCTAGATCAATTGAGAGTACGTGAAGCTGATACCTGGAAGCAGGTCTTTGGCGCAGCGGCATAAACGGGCGGTGCCCTTAAATGACTGGAGGTCATAGCAATGAATCTAGAAGAGTTTTTAAAAGAAAATCCAAGTGAGCAGAAAAAAATCGATAGGCTTTCTGAGGCGGCTGCCACAGAGGCGTCTAAAGGATTGGCTGCGAGAAATGAAGAACTTATGGATGAGTTAAAGCCTATGCAGAGTTTGGTGTCGAAGCTAGGTAAAGACTTTTCCATTGATAGCTATAACAAACTCCGCGCAGATTTGGCCGGGAAAGATCGACAGAACTTCGTCGATAAAGGGCAGATAGATAAGCTGGTCGATCTTCATAACGAAGAGAAGGCCCAGTGGTCAGAGCAGTACCAGAAAGACGTTACAGACAACAAAGGCCTACTAGACGGCTACAAGAGCGAGATACAGCGGCTTGTGGTTGATAGTGAGCTAACAAGAGAATTATCGGGCGTTGCGGTAGATGAAAGCGCCCTCGATTTCCTCATGTACAAAGCTAAACCCATGATCGAAACCGTCGAGGCAGACGGCAAGACAACCGCCAGAGTCAAAGGCGGCGTTAAGGGTGACGGCACGTACAAGGGTATAAAAGATTTGGTATCTGATCTTAAAGAAGACGCGCAGTACGCACGTTACATTAAGGGCAGTAATCAAGGTGGGAGCGGCGCTCCTTCACACGCTGGCGGCGGTGGTAGTAAAGAAACATTAACTTCAACTCAAAAAATAGCGCAAGGCCTGTTAAGGGCTAGTTAGTCGCAGAGGTAAAAAACTATGGCTACTCAAACTCTAGCCGAAGCAGCAAAATTGATTAATAACCAGATTGTAGCGGGTGTCGCAGAAGACATTATCTCAGTCAATCCCATGTTCGACGTGCTTCCATTCGTCGGCTACACAGGTCAGGCCCTCGTGGTAAACCGTGAAAACGCGCTTGGAAACTCCGGTTTCTATGCTGTTGACGCGACTATCACCCACAAAGCCGCCTCAACCAGTACCCAAGCCCTCTTTACTGCTACCAAGATCATCGGTGATGCAGAAATGGACGGACTTGTGCAAGCGCAGTCTGCTAGTGCTGGTGTCGATCAGATCGCAGTGGAGATCAGCTCCAAAGCTAAATCTGTTGGGCGTCAATTCCAGACAGGCATGGCAACCGGAGATGGCTCAACTCCCAACATGAACAGCCTCCACTCAATGGCTGACGCTTCCCAGTTCACAACCGCATCCGCAGGCCAAGCTATCAGCTTTGCATTGCTTGATGAGCTTATGGACTTGGTTAAGGCCAAGGACGGGATGGTTGATTGGCTCATGATGCCTGCTCGTACTATCCGCGCTTACAAAGTGCTGTTACGTGCATTAGGTGGAACGCCTGCCGACTGGGTTGTAACCCTTCCTAGTGGCCGTACCACTATCGGGTATGAAGGTGTACCCATCTTCAAGAATGAGTTTCTGTCGGTGGTTGAGACTGCTAACGGTGCCGCTCTTACCGGTGGTGCGCTGACTTCGGTTTACGCTGGTGTATTTGACGATGGTAGTCAGAAAGTCGGTGTTGCTGGCATCCACCCTGAGTCTGTTCCTGGTGGTATCCAGGTCGAGGCTGTTGGTGCCCAAGAAGCGAAAGACTCAAGTATCTGGCGTGTGAAGCAATACGCCAACTTTGCGAGCTTTAACCGTCGCGGCTTGGCTCGATTGCCTTCAATCAATAACTAAAATATGTGGGGCGCTAGTCGCCCCTTTTCCCAACCAATTAGGGTCTAATTATGAAATTACGTGCGAATTACACACCACTAGGCGATCTTGAAGCGGGTTCAAAGCAAGCCTTATGGGGCAATATCTGCACCATTGAGGATGTAGGCTCAGAAGATTCACCAGAATTTATTTATGTGGTCGAAATCGGCGACAAAGAAGAAGCGAAAGAGCTAGTTGATACTGGCCGATTCGAGAAGATGACAACCAAGAAGGCCGAGAGCTAAGAATGGCCCTTGTAGTCACACCAGGAACCACGGCGGATAGCTTTGCGACTGTAGAGTTTATCCTCGCCTACCTCGACACAAGAGACCCTGACGGGCTTGTACAGGGCCTCAAAACCGATGCAGTCGAGAACCACGCCAAGCGCGCATCAGAGCTTCTGGATGGGTTGAACTGGAACGGTGCCAAAGTAGAGGCAACCAACTCCCTGCGATGGCCGCGCCAGTATGTTTATGACAAAGACGCGAACCTTTTGGATAGCGCCACAATCCCTTTGTTTTTGCAGCGGGCCACTAGTGAGTTTGTTTATGCACTGGCTAACACGGACACGACCGACACCGATACTGAGTTTAGGAAGATCGACATTGGCTCGTTAAAAATGGAGATGGAATCAGCGGGCGTTAATGACGGCCCAATTCCCGAGCAAGTGCTGCGGATGGTGCAGTTCTATCAGCCCATCTCAGGCGCGGTGCTGGTTCGAGGATGAGCGTTAAAGGCTCCATTCAAAAGCACGTCCGCAAAGCCTTCCTTAAGCTCGGTGACGCCGTTGTCAGCATGACCTACACAAAGGTTACATCAACCTACGCAAACAGCACAGTGACCGATACAACGTTGGCCCACCCCTTTAAAGGCGTGATTACTGACTACAAAGATCACCAGAGAGGCGGATTAATCCAAACGGGCGACAGAATGATCGCTGTAGAGGGTGAGGGATTGAAGTTTACCCCTGTAGCCGATGGTTTGATCGCGTTCGGCGCTCAGACTTGGAAGGTTGTCGAGCCAGGGCCGGTCTATGCCGGTGATGAGGTCGCTTTATATGAAATACAGGTTAGGAGATAATCAGCTATAATTAAATAGTGCGGATAGGGTAGCCCCCGAAAACTGGAAACCGACCAGCCTCCGCACACTTATTTTAAATCGGTACAACTATATGGTGGTAGTTATGGAAAATGAAAAACAAAAACTATTTCTTACGGATTTGGATTTAGCTGATCGCTATGGTGTCTGTCGTGACTCTATTCACAGGTGGAAACGAGCGGGAAGAATACCTAGACCGGTTAGGCTTGGAGATAACACCGTAAGATGGTCTTTAGCGGCTGTAGAGAACTATGAATCTGGTTTAGCTAATATAAGGTGATAGTTATGGCTCTAAATCCAGAAGGAATAGAAAAACTCTCAAAATACTTCGAGCAGGGTTGGAACTTTGCGCACTCAGACAGAATAGGCCCAGCATTAAATGAGCTGCTAGCGGAGGGCGCAGCCACTGCATTTCAAGCGCTGTTAGATGATGCTAAGTTTATGATCCACGTTCCAGAGATAGGCGACGACACGCCGGCAGTAATTATCTCTCTGGGGCCGTTTTTGGCGACAGTACAGAGGCAAGATTTAGCTGATTTATTGTCCTTAGATGCCCAAGACAGGGAAAAGGTTTGCAAGGATAGCGAAGACAGCGCCGCGTTCTTGAAATTACCGCCAGAGTTCGACCCTGATTACTGGTTATAACGAAATTAAACATTGTTTATAAGCCCGCCAAGTGCGGGTTTTTTTATGCCCGGAGAAAACATGACTGACAAGAAGCCCGAAACGAAAGCGGAATGGTTGGAGTATCACCGAGCGATGTACAAAGCTCAGGGGAAAACCCAGTTCACCTTTGATGGTGTTACCCACCAAATAGCAAAAAAGAAGTCTGATAAATAGTGGCCGTTTCCGACTACCAGCAACAGATGGAGACTGTAGAGGCTCACTTTCTGGCCAACTACACAGCAAGCCCTATGGGGTTCGATAACGTGCCAGTGTTGAGTGATGGTCAGAAGGCCACACACCAGCCTTTTATCAGGGTTAGCCTGCGCGGGTTAACAAAAGAGCGACTGGGGTTCGGTACTCAATTCGAGCATTCAGGAACCATATTTGTACAGGTCTATACCGCAAAAGGTACAGGCGCAAAATTAGTGAATTCGTACTGCGATGCCTTGGATACTCTTATCGAGTTGGGCATTCAGTCGTACCAGTTTGGCGAACCGATTCGCGGGGGCAGTGCTCCCGAAACGGAAAGCCAATATATACAGTCTGTCTACACAGTGGGCTATTTAATCAACTAGTGAGGATGTCGAAATGGCGTTATTAAATGAATATGGTGCTGCGATTTATACCCAGCTTGGCATCAAAGGCACAGCGGGTGTAGGCACACCTATTTACTTGGATGTTCCAGGGCTTCGCGGAACCCCTGAAATTGGCAATGAGGCAGCCCGATTTAGCATTCCCGGCTTTAATAAAGCAACAGCAGGCTCAGGGGTAGGGCAGGGCGAACTAGTAGATTTTGAGTTTGAAATTAATCTCAAGCCTGGAGATGTTATGGCTCAGACCCTTTCACACCTAAATGGAATGCTTCAGACGGACGGGCAAACTACATGCACGGTCACTGAAAGCAACGCGACTAGTACGCAGATTTTTACTCCAGGGCAGGTTATTCAAGTGGTATTAGAGGGTAAGCAATCTCCGGGTGCCGCTAATGTATCCGCCTATACATTCACCGCAAAAGTAGCGTCCTTTAAGTTTGGTTTTTCTGTTGATGACCAGACTATAGCAACAGTGGTTTTCGCGCCTGAAGCATTGCCAAACGGCCCCCTTGGAACGGCAATTGTATTTGATACTCCATCTGCTGTTGGGTTCTCCTAATGGGTTTTAGAGACTCATTAAAAGCGTTATCGGAAGACTTCAAAGAGGTTGAGATCGGCGGGGAGAAATTCTCGCTCAAAAAGATCAAGGCCTCTGAGGGGTTGGCGATGGATGGTATCGAGGATGCTAGCGACCAAATGGTCGCGGCTATTCGTGCGGGCGTTGTGCTGGAGGAAGATATCAAAGATGAGGAAATCTTGGCGCTTCCCATCCAGCATATGACAGAGCTTAGTAACAAGGTTCTCGAATACAACAACCTCGCAGCCCCTGAAGGTGAGGAAGCCCCAGAGGGAAACTAACACCGGAGATCGAGCTACTGTGCACAGCCGGTGAAATCTTTGGGGGCAGAACACCGACAGAGATGCTTGCTCTCCCATTAATAGAGCTTCAGATTCTTGTGGAGTATGCCTCCAAGTTTCCCCCAGGCTGGCGCACAGAAGTTGCTGTGGCCGCAAATACTACGATTCTTGCAAACGCTAATCGTGATGCTAAAAAGAAATCTAGCCCCTTCAAAATGGCAGAGTTCAGCAGCGTCTATGCGCGTCTGTCAAAGGAATCAACAGACAAGACCAACCAACAACGCTTGATTAACTGGCTAAATACTAATGCTGAGAGTGACGGGGATACGGGCGACACAGAAGCGGATAGCGCAGGAGATGCTGGAGCGGGAACGTTTGGGTGTGAGCAAGGCAGTGATTGAGGTACTTAACGGTGTGACTTCGGTTGCCCCGGTGCGAACAGGTCGCTACAGGGCGAACTGGGTTGTAGATTATGACAACACAAACCGCGAGCCTTTTCCTGTCGAGCCTTTCCCAGCCAGCCCTGAGACCCCCAGCCTTTCTGATTCTGGATTTAGTGGGAAAGTTTGGCTGAATAACAACGTCCCATATGCTAGTGATTTGGAAAAAGGCAGTAGCAGGCAGGCTCCTCAAGGTGTTGTGAGGCCAACGCTTAATCGGCTAGGACTAAAAGGAACTTTTGAGGGTGAATAAATGACTATTAAGGTTCCATTTCAGGCGAATACCCGCAACGCTAACCGGAAGATTAAGCAACTTAACCGGAATATCAGTGGCACGGGTACGTCAAGCCAGAGGGCTGGCAGAGTATCGAACACAGCCTATCGAGGTATTGCAAAAGCGGCGGGACTGGCTGCGGTGGCTATCGGTAGTATCGTAAGCGCAAGCAAAGGTATAGCGGCGGCTGATAATGTCACAGCTTTAAGCAACCGAATATCTGCTTTCTCTGACAACTCCACCGAGGCAGCAAGCCGAATGCGCGATGTTGTGCGCGTTTCCAAAGACCAATTCCAGTCCCTTGATGCACTCGGCAAGCTCTATTCACGCCTGCAAATATCCACCAAGGACTTAGGTACTAGCCAGAAAGACCTTGCTAACTTTGTGGAGGCGTTTGCCGCCGGTGCGCGTATTACATCGGCGTCTACCACTGAGGCCTCCGCAGCAGCTATACAGCTTTCCCAGGCACTGGCCTCTGGCGAGTTGCGCGGCGAAGAATTTAGATCAGTCATGGAGCAAACCCCACGGGTAGCCATTGCTCTTGCTAAAGGGCTTGGAGTAACCACCGGCGAACTCCGCAAGATGGCCAACAGTGGACAATTAATATCCTCTGTTGTTATCCCAGCACTGAACAGCCAGTTAGAAATACTGAGGGAGGAAAGCTCTCGTATAGCGCCAACGCTGGGAGAGATTAGGGCGGGCTTCGGCATCTCCTTTGCTCTGGCTTCCGCGCAGATAGACAAGACAACAGGTGCGCTTGGCGGGATTCGAGGCGGTATCAATAAGGCCAAAGCAGGGCTAGATACGTTTACTAAAACCCTGAAGGGCGGCGGCAGTGTCGGACTCGCCTTGGCTGACGGAATTATCAAAGGCGCGAAAAGTGGTATAGCTGCGGCTATCGGCTTCTTTTCTTCTATCGACTTCGGCGGTTTAGCTAAAAACCTTGGAACCGCTATCGGTACAGTCCTGCGTGGGTTTATCGGGTTCTTCGCGAATATCAAGGTAGGTGATTTATCAGGGTTGGTTGCTTCCCTTCGTGATGCAGCCATAGGCTTCGGAGTAACCATATTTAATAATGTAAAGGGCGCATTAGACGGGATTGACTTTACAAGATTCGGTTTGCGTTTCGCCGATACAATAATCAATTCTCTGGCCGGACTTCTGGAAATTATGGGCACTAATTTCGCCTTCATTATGAACAAAGTAATAGGGGCTGTTAACGCATTACTCGACAAGCTCAGATACTTTTCCACTCGTGTTCCAGCGCTTCCAGAAAAGCCCATTGAGCTACCAAAATCAAACCTAGAAGGTAAATTCAAGGGCAAAGGCGATGTGTTTACTGGTGTCGGCGGAGATGCTGGTGAGTCGGGAAGTGGGAACGCAATTGCTGATTTCTTCGCGGAAATAACGGCATCGGCTCAAAAGTTCAGGATTGTTGCTGACAGCCTCGAAGAGGGCGCAGGAAAGGCCAACGAGAAGGTGACTCAATCCAACATTGATCTAAGCGCAGCCGGTAACAGTGCAGCTTCAGCTATAGGGCAGCTTGCCAGTATCACGGGGAATAGTGCACTGGCAGCACTGGACGCCTTTATCAACACATTCAAGGCTGTGAATTCTCTGGTTGTTGAGTTTGGGAAAATACTTTCCAGCATGAATTCCGGCGATGGCGGTGGCGGGTTCGGCGCGATGATAGCGGGCCTGTTTGGTGCTGCGGCTGGTGGCGCGGTAGGTGGTGCGGGAGGTGGAGCGGGAGGTGGCACGGGAGGTGGTAGCGGCCCCGTTCTCCACAAAGCGAAGGCTGGCGGTATTGTTGTCCCAGGTACAGGAACAGGCGACAAAATCCGCGCACTACTTGAGCCTGGAGAGATCATTATTCCAAACCGCTCCAAGGATCGCGATGCACTGATGGGCGGAGGTGGCGGGAACGTAACATTTGCCCTAGAGGGTGGATTTGACGAGCGCTCACAGCGGTCAATTCGCAAGATGATACAAACGGGCATGCTACAGAACACGCTCAACGGTTCCAACATCCAGAACGGCGGTCAGCCAGTATTTAAAGCGGCGTAATTGGAGCAATTCTTTATTACTGGGTTACCCCGTAGCCGGACATTGTGGTTCTCCGAATACCTGACGCATAAAAGCGTACATTGTTGGCACGAAGCTATGTATGGATGCGTAACCCCGAAAGACTTCTACGACCGGATGGAGCGAGGCGAGTACAGCGCCATCGGCAATAGCGACTGCGCGCTTTACATAACGCGCTTTACAGAGCGATACCCAGAAGCTCCTGTATTGATCATAGAGAGACCCATTAAAGATGTGGTGCAGAGCCTCAAGAAACAGAATATTCCCGCTGGCGGGCTGGCTAGATGCGCGTCAGCACTGAACAAACTACAAGGCTTGAGGGTTGGCTTTGATGAGATCGATCACCGGCTAGAAGAAATACACAAATACTTAGGGATTGCGTTCGATTCAGAGCGCGCCCAAAAATATATTAATACCAACATCCAGCTTTATAGCTTCGACTACTGCCCAAATGTTGTCGCTAAAAGCGTCAGTTGCTGGGGTCTTTAAGGAGAAACATGGCCACCCTTCCAATATTCATATCCCAGATCATGACGCCCTATGCACTCAATGAAGATGAGGTCACCGATTATCTGGATACCGCGAACCACACGAACGCCATTGTGCGCCGGGGCGGTTCTCGATGGTCTTTTGGGTTCTCAATCTGGCCTCTTAATATTATTTCAAACGGCGATGAATTTGCCTCCCTCGATGTATTCCTAGCGACTAATCCTACCTTTGATATGCCAATGCAGAACCTTATGCCTACCGAGCTGACAGGCGTTGTTTCTGTTGCTGGTGCGGCGGCTGTTGGCGGCTTGACGGTTAGTATTTCTATGGCCGTTTCTGGCAATGTTCCCAAACCTGGGCAATACATTCGATTCTCAAACAAAAGCAAAGTCTATCGGGTTAGCTCCTATGCTGTATCAACCGGTACAACCGGCATTATCACCCTAACCAAGCCCTTACGGCAGGCGCTGACAACATCTCACACCGTTGAGTACTCCGGCACTGATGGGAAAGGCGGCTCTTTCGATGGTGTTCTAGGGAAATTCAGAAACCCCGATTTCGGCGGAACACTTCACAGAATAGACGGCGGTATCACTGCCACCTTCGGCCCCTTCCAACTTCTTGAGGCGATCTCTTAATGGCTGCGTTATTTTCCAGCACTGTGTGGAACGCTATTAGGTCTGGCAACTACCAACTGTTCAATTTCATTGATCTTGAGTTGACGACCCCCCTCTACCTGACCGACTACCATTTTGACATAACCACTAATTCAAACGCCTATATTTCCAGCGTACTAAGCCAACTTCAAGTTCCCCCAAAGACAGGCAATGTCACCCAAGAGGTTCAGACTATCTCTATAGCTGAGGGCCTAGCGGGTTATTCCTCGACCGATATCATTACCGCGATGGGGTCTGACTATCATGGCGCTACGGTGCGCGCTCGCGTCTATCTTGCTGATTCCGCAGGCGTTTTATACACAAGTGCCGCCGATACCGTGTACTACACCGAGGGCATTATTAAATCGCGCTCTCGTGATACCAACGAAGTCATTATTGAATTCTCAAACGCTTACGGGAAGCTAGATACCTTGCGCGAACTCAGAACAACGCGAGGCAGTATTGCCCGCTACTCCAGTACAGACACGTCGTTTGATAAGGCTGACGCTGTTAGCGATAACGTAACTTTGGAGTGGGGCACTTAGCATGGCTGTAGCTACGTTTTTTATTAATCTGGCTATCTCGATAGCGGTCTCGTTCGTCCTTCAGGCAATGAACAGGCAGAAGGAACGGAAAGCAACTAACCAAGTTCACCGGCAAGGGGTCGATCATGACCTAGAGCGCGTCTATGGAACTCGGCGCATCGGCGTTGTTGTTACGGATGTTATCACCTCCGACCAGTACATAAACCCTAATGGCCTTGCGCTCCCCTCCAATACAATACGCTCTGACGGTATCTTCGATGGCAGGGCAAACCACGACCTGCACGGTCAGTACTTGCTTTATTACGAGGGGCCATTATGTGTATCTGGCCGGTTAAATGCTGCGTTCCAAAATACCTTGGCAGACGCGAATTTTCAGGTTAACGAGAAGGATTATACCGACGCCAGCCT